TTAGAAAGATGTTCTCCGAGTTGATGAAGAAGAAATAGTTTCGCGTTTTTAAATGTATAAACTCAAGGTCTCATTTCAAATGAAACCTTTACATTGAGTCTATTATTTTAATAAGTTGTTTTTTGGAGAATCTAGTTTTTCTTAAAATAATAAGAGAGTCTCCATCTATGGAATATATTAGTTTTGCCTCTGTTATATCACTAAATGTTTTAAATGATTCAAGATAAGCCCTTTGCGCAGGTAATGATCTTATTTCTCCGTTGTTAAAAACCTGTCCAATTTGATTTTTCGTTAGGTTTTCAATTAAAACCTTTAGTGTATCATATCCGTCTTTGCTTACAACGAGTAAGTCTACTGGATGAGAAAAATATTTTTCCTGGGCTTCATATGAGCACTTTTCTAGTCTAGAATACCCTAATGAATCCTTTAACATTAAATGGGGATATAGTGTTTTATTGCCCATTCTTAGAAGTGCATTTAGCAATGATTGAGATAAACCGGTTTTTAAAGATAGTTTAATCATGCATTTTGGATTATTATCTATTACTTTAGATATTAATTCACCTGCTTTTATCCAGCTTTCCACCCCATTATTTACCAGGTTGACGATTTGCATTGATGTGGTCTTTGTTAGTTTAGTCATCTTTTATTACTCCCATGTTAGCCAGTTGGAAAAATCGTTTTGTCGAGATTGTTATTTTTGTTCTTTTTTTATATTCTGCATTCTTTCTGTTTATATCGATCCCGTGTCTATCTCTATATCTCTTGCATCTCCTTAGTGCGGTTTCTTTATTTTTTTCGTAATTTAATCTCCTTTTTAGGCACCGGCACATTTTGCAATATCTTAATTTTTTTTTGGTTTCATTGCTTTTGCAAATTGGACATATTATAGTTTTTTTGTTTTTTTTGCTATGATATGAACTTCTTCTTCCTTTTAAATAGCATATTTTGCAATGAAGATGGCTAGAATTTTTGTAAAATTCAGCTTCATCCAATGTTTTTTTGCATGTTTTACATCTTTTCATAATCCCTCCTAATAAAGTATTATGTATTCAAATGAAAGAGTTGCTGTATAAACACCGTATAACTCTGACGGAAGCTCCTGTGTAGGTGGATAGAATATAATCAATTCTTTCCCGTCCATTGTAAATTTTTCTAATCTTTCAATTGAAACCATCTGACATCTACCCTTAACTTCGTCCAGCTCCCATTTATCGGTACCGAGAACATGATTTATCGCTTCCCTGATAATTCCATCCTTGGCTTGCTGGATAGTCTCATGCGCGCGATATGTAGTTTGCTGTAACGGATCAACATATAGTTCATCGTGAATTTTCCCTGCATAATCAGAACCAAGGCTATTTTTAAGTTGTAATTTTACATTCTTAGGGATATCCGGATCATCTAAATACCCGTTAATTATTGCTTCGCCTTTCTTTTTTTCTTTTCTTTTGCGGACAAGAATAAACAGGATTATAAAGAGATATAAAATTGCCATTAAATCGACTATTGTTGTAAACATAATACTCCTTTGGCTTTGGTTAAAGAGGGAAACGGCATCGTTGTTTCCTGGGGGAAGTTGAAACTTAAATAAGGTAAGATGTCAACGAGTACCGTTCCCCATAAATTATTATAGTTGTTAAAGTCGAATTGTCAAACTGATTTCCTCTTTGTTCCTGGAGGGTTTAATGATGGATCGAGTTTTTCTGCTTTTTGGCGGAATCGTTCAGATTTTTCGAGTAATAACTCTGACCGTCTTTTGTCTGCTGATTCATGGTCTTCAAACATTCTTAAAACTTTTCCGCAAACAGAACATCTTTCTTCTGGCGGAATCGTAATTACACAAAATTGATATGGGTCTGGACTAGAATATACCAGCAAAGGGTCGCTTTCGTGAGATATGCCGCAACCTAGTTGCCTTTGCAGCTCTTTTAGTAATTCGTCATTGCGACCTTTATCCGCTTTTATTAATTTGATTTCTGATTCTAACTTGTTAATATCCTCTTGATAAAATTGTAGTACTTCAATAAGCTTTCCCTTTACTCTATTTGAAATAAACATAATACTTCTCCTTATTGGTTAAATTTTAATTATCTCGAATGCTTCAAATTTAGATGTTTCGATTACGTTTTTGGTAAAATAGAATAGCCCGAACCCCTCAAGTTCGTGTAAGTATTCGATTAATGCTTTCTTCCCTGGTGATTTATTTGGCGAAATTATTAGCCGTCCATTTACAGGCATGTGCTCAAAACAGTTTATAATGAATGATTCCCAATCCTTTTTATTCCATCTTGACATAGGAGCAACAGCAACAGCAGTAATCAAGTCATAGGTTCCGCATTCACTCGGTAACGCTATAAATTTACTTTGCGGATACTTGAAGTCTATTGCAAGCGGCAATCCTAAGATTTTATACGCATTATGGTATATGTTGGTTTTCTCATCGTATACTTCCGTAAGAGAAACATCATGTCCAGCAACCTTTAGCACGAATGGCAAAAATCCCATACCGGCGGATATATCCAGAGTCTTGAGTTTTATATCATCTGGAAGCTTTAAGGCGTTTATGAAGTCGATTAGCCTATTTACTGCCGAGTACCAATGAAGATACTTTTCCATACCGTAGCATTCACAGAAGCCATACAGGACAATGAATATTCTCCATGCCGCGGCTTCTTTGACTGTTTTCTTCATAAAATCTTTGTAATTCATCACTTTATCACCTCATAGCAAGCTGCAAACATTTTAGGTTTCATTATTGCGAGATTTCCGAGTCTATCCTTGAGAATCCAATCGCCTTTAACGACTTCTTCCGTTTGCGCCGATGGAGTAATAATATTCGGATACTTCAAGGTGTTATCAACTTTACCGCCGATAAACTTTTTGCATTTAACAAAATTGAATCCTGAGAATTGAATAGCATCAACAATGATAACAGGTTTCTTCATGTATTTAGCCATTACAACAACCTCCAGCAAGTTTCATACGTTTTAAATTCAAATCCGCGAGTATCAATCATTATTTGAACGGCTTTTTTAACGCTAGGCCATGTGTAATCGTCACCGCAGATAATCGCATCAGGGAACAATTTGTATGCTTCTGTAATATCATTTATGACATTTGTTGTGTCGTGGCTCCAATCGATATAGATTAGATCCGGTTCAACTCCTGCCGCCTTGACTGCCAATAATCCTACGGTAGAATCTTTACGAACAGGGAATACTCTATCTTTATGATCCCACATATTGACAATGAACTTTTCAAATAGTTCGTTCACATCTTCCCTTTGTTGATGTTCAATGCTTCCTTTCCAATGATCGATACAGATAATACTTGCATTAGGCGCGAGTTCCAGAAAATGAGAAGCTGAACAACCCATGAATGAGCCACCATCAATGATAACTTTCATTTCAGGAGTGATTATTTCCTCGAACATGCCAATATTGACACCATTACACCATCCGGTCGGTCTACCATTTGTAAAGTCTTTCTCAATACTTGGTTTGACTGTCGGATACGGAAAACTTACTTTTAGTTTATTCATTGTTTTGATTCTCCTTTTTTATAAGTTTACCACATTTAATACAAATATCGTGGATATATGTTTTAGATTTCGCTGCGGTAATAGTTTTTGTAATATTACTAGGCAATATCATATTTAGAATATCATATAATTGACCGCCATCTATTTCGCCCTCGTTATATCGAGGTCTAAATTCGTGATTGCATAAACTCATTTCAATAACTCCTTGATTACATTATGTTCATTAATTTTATCGTGAACGAGAGATTCGCCACGCGGATATGCTGATATTGGGTGATGAAACGATTTAACAACTGTACAACCGCATAGTTCAGCTTCATAGTCTCGATAACACATTTCACCCCAACCGAAAGGTGATACAATATATTTGGTATTCAATAGTTTGTCAACAAATTGTGTAAAATTAAGCTTCTTGCTGCGGTGTACTTCAACATTAAAACCTTTTTCTCTATGTTGCTCAATTGACCTTATCCATGATTCACGATGCGCGGAAATCAATCTACCAGAGATACTTTCTTTATTGTATTCCACAGTACCAGCAAAGAAGTAATCAATAGGTCGCTCAAGAGTATCTTTAATTTCAGTTTTCTTAAGCATTTCAAATAATGTTTCAAGCCTGGTATAATGCAGGAAGTTGAAACCAAATTGTATTTTGGCAAAATCCTTTTCTGATACCTGCAGTGGTAATTTAGCATGTTCCTTAAATTCTTCTTCCGTTGCAAGTGTTTCTAAAAATACTCGTCCGCCTATTGACGGATCATTATGATATTTTAAGTCCGTATATGAATACATTTTTACGAAAGTAGTAACGCTTGGATGCGCAATTACTTTACGGTTCCTGATTTCAGCACTATCGCCGCGTTCAATTACTAAAAGGTTTTTATATCGTTCAAGATAATCCGGGAACGCTCTAATATCCTCGGTAGTCGTAATTGCATCGTATTTATCAGAAGCTTGAAGATCTTCAATGTACCGAAGATAGCATTCTGATAGTGGATTACTGTTTGTTAGTAGTATTTTCATTACTTCCCCCCTCTAATAATCTTGGACTTGGTTATCTTGCGCGGTTTTGGCTTCCTGCGAGTGCGGTTGCCATGCTTTACATTATCCAATGGACAATTCATCGGGTGATGTTGACTTCCGCATCTGTCGCACCATAAATCGTTGTTACTCACTGATAGCCTCCTCTGGATTGTCGTGTGTTGTGCCTGTGATTTTAATTTTTTCAAGTATTTCTTTTAAGTAGTTATGATCTGAAAATCCTATAAAATACTGGTAGCTCTCACCCTTGTATTGCCACCATCCAAAACCCCCGTTGTGATATTCGCAAATTAATGTTTCTCCGCTAGATAGCTCAAACTTGTCGTTTTCGAATAAAGGAACATCAAGCCCTGTGCATTGACCGACTGTTTCGGGGTCTACTTTATGTTTTGTTATTTCAACGCATGGATTGCCCTCATTTCCGTATGATTCGTTTTTGACTAAAATAAAATAATCATCACCACCAAAAACCCACGACCTATCAAGATAACAGCCAATAACCCACTCGCCATTATCAATCCTGCGACCTCTAAATAAGTATCTATCTATCATCTCTCAATCCTCCTTAAGTTCTGTTAGTATTTGGGTGGTGGTTAGCTTTAGTTGTTCTTCTCTTGTATCTCCAGTGCAGAAACATTTATATTCGCAATCGTCGCAGTACGAACGTGGGCATTGCTCAACCATTTCCTCAATCATATCCTCAACTATCTTCTCTAGTTTACTCATGGTCTGCTCCTGTTTTAAGTTTTGATAGTTCTTTTGCTAGTTCGCTTGTTGAAGTATAATAAGTTGGAATATGTTTAAGTCTTACACATTGTTTGTGATACCTACAGTCGGTGGGATTTGCGAAACATACAATAAATCCTGTACAATGGCATTTCATATCCCTCGCCAGCGTTTGACTCTCGTTAGTGTTCATTTAATAACCTTTTTTATAATTGACCTATATTTACCTATAATTGATTCCCATGAGTGGACTTCTGCAAATATGCGTGATTCTTTTGATATTCTACTGTATGTTTTCTTATATCCGATTAATTGGCGGATAAAATATTTTATGCTATCAACGTTGCGTTCAACGAATATGCAATTCTTGGCGTGTTCACAGGCTTCGCCATGATAACCGACACCTTTTACTATTAAACATGGAATACCTGATGCCATTGCTTCAAAAACACTATTTGAACAGCCCTCCGCTTCTGACGGTTGAGCATATATCATCAATGATCTGTAAAAGTCCGGCATTTCGTCAGGAGTAAGTTTATTATCAAGGTTTACTTCGCGATATAGAATTCCTAATTGCTCACAGGCTTCTTTAACCAATAATGAACCCTTTAAGTCTCCGCGATTACCTTTGCTATTCCCGGCAAATCCTACAACATACTCGTAATGTTTATCAGATGGTGAAAATTTAACTGTATCAACACCGCATGGAATAAGAGTAACATTTTTGAATCCTGCTTTCTTCGCTGCCTTTGTGGCAACTAGATTTTGGGTAACACATGCAGAGGAAACTTTTTTGTATTTGCGAGATTGTTCTATCCGCGTATCAAGATTAGCTCCACCGGTAGATAGTGTCCATATAAAAGGTTTATTAATCATTCCTACATTTTTTAGGAAAATATCAGGATAGCCACGCATGTAAACGAGGTCGCATACAGCTAATAATGTTTTGGAATGAGTGGAAAATTCTTTTTGTGGAACTATTGAAAAATCGTATTCTGGAAGATGTTTTGCTATACTTCTTGCTTGAGTAGTCCAACACCAATTCTTGTTGTCTACAAGAAATAAAATCCTTTTCCGCTTGGGGTTCACCTTTCGGCTCCATTTTAAAATTAATCTAACCTTATTATGTCTTAGAATAATACTTATACTTGGATTTGTCAAGAGAATTTCTATAAAAAAGTAAACATTTAACATTGTTTAAGGTGAAACGTTGTTCTTTTAAGTTGATAATGTTTTCACTATGCTTTACTTTGCAGGTAGTATAATGAATGCAATTTTATAGGAAAGACGATATGGAAAACATGGTTACACCAGATCCAAATTCAAAGGTACAGGACTTGTTTGGTCCATCGGAAGAGACTAAACCGAGCACTATTGTTGCCGAGCCTGCCGGAATATCTGAACAAGTCTTAAGTCTGCTTGCTGCTCATATACGAAATACTGTTAATTCTTACCAATTTGAGAAAGCATTAGTTCAACAAGAAATTGAAAGATGTAAACTCCAAGCAAGAAGCGAATATGATGAAGTAACCGTAAATAACTATTCTAAAACTGGCATTGGGTGTACTGATTATCAACCATTAACGGAAGCAAAGATAAATGTTGCTCATGCTATGCTGTTCGATATAGTTTATCAAGCTGGTGATAGACCGTGGATGATTGAACCTACATCGGAACCTGACCTACCTGAAAAGATTTATGCTGAAATAACAAAGTTATCCATAGAGGAAATGCAACGATGGGAAGCAGAGGGTATACAGTTTCATGCTGCGGATGCTTATCAGCTCGGTAATGACATGCGCCATGATTACGCCGCCTTGGTAAACGACGAGGCTAAGAAGCGAGCAGAGGCAATGCAGAAGAAAATGGACGATCAGCTTGAAGAGGGTGGGTTTTGGCAGGTAGTTGAGGGTGTAGCAAAAGATTTCTGTACATATCCAGCCTGTTTTATGAGAGCAACTGTCAGGAAAGAACGGACTGCTAGATTTTGTGGTGGTAAACTTGTAGAGGAAGATAAAGATTTAATCCAATGGGAAAGAGTATCTCCATTTCATGCTTATCCATCAAGGAACAATAAAGACTTAAACCGCGATTCATTATTTATGAAAGTTTCTTATAATCGCGCGGAAATATATTCATTAAGGGATACTCCGGGATATAATTCTTCTAAGATTGACGAAGCTTTAACTGAATTTGGCGGTGCTGGATTAGTTGAAAAGGATGCTACTGTAACCGATAATGTCGAAGCAAGTCGGTATGATGATTCCGATATGGAATATACCGGAACTGTTTCATCTGGCGTTATAGAGGGTTATGAGTATTGGGGAAACGTTCCTGGAAAGATGTTGAAAGATTGGGGCATGACAGAAGATTTTACTGATTTAGCTGAATATGCGATACATGCAATTTTAATAGGAAATTATATTATCTTTGCTGAATTAAATACCAATGCGTTAAATAGAAAACAATTTTATACCGCTTCTTATGAAAACGATTTAGATTCTGTATGGGGCGGATCTCTTCCCAGAAAAGTACGTTCTGCTCAGAATGGACTAAATTCAGCTAGACGAGCATTAATTACAAACATGGCATTGACTTCCGGCCCACTGTCTATAATTGATGTTGATGCTCTTGATAGTAGCATAGATCCGCTTGACTTGTTTCCTTTAAAATCATTTTTGTATCATGGCTCTGATCGAGTAGCAGGGAATAAATCTCCGGTTGAATTTTATCAACCAAGCGCAAATCTTAATCAATTATTACCAGTAATGGATAAGTTTTTAAAGGAAGCAGATGATTTTTCTGGACTTCCTCGTTATTCTCAAGGTGATGCTGCCGGAGCCCAAACAGGCGCGGCCGGTACTGCAACCGGATTATCAATGCTGATGAATGCACAAAGCAAAACATTTAAAAAAGTTATTGCTAATTTTGATTGTGGAATAATCCAAAAACCTCTTGAGGACCTTTATTATAGAAATTTAGCTGATCCTGAAATTCCTGACGAAACAAAAGGGGATATGCGAATAGTTACTCGCGGTGTATTAGGCATGTCAATAAAAGAACAAACCATGATGCGCCAGCAAGAATTATTGACGATGATTTTAGGCTCCGAGGTGTTAATGGGAATGATCGAGCCTAAAGGATTAGTTAAGCTCATGCGCGAAGTTGTTAAAAATTATGACATTGCGCCAGAACAGTTACTTCCAAATGATACTAAACTTGAGGAAATGGAAAATCAAGCACAGCAAAATGAAGCCTTAAGTGGATATGTTGAACTATTGAAAACGTCATTTGATAGCGGAATTATAGACGAGGATCAATTAAAGATGATGTTCCAAATGCTTAATGGTGGCGGACAGGGTATAATGAACGCTCCGCCGGCTCCTGAACAAGAACAAGCACCACAAGCAATAGAGGAGAACCCGAATAATGTTTAAACTTGAAACAGCTAAAGAAAGAGAAGCATTTAAACTTTTAAAAGGTCATAAATTTGCTGACATTATGAAAGATGTCCTCAAGCGTGAATTGAATATGCACCATAAAATTATGGAAAATGAAATTGATACCAATGCGACAAACGTATATAAAGGTCGTTGTCATGCTATAAGAGAAACATACAAACTCTTTAATGATGATCCTAAAGATGGAGCAGATAACTATGTAGAACCTATTGCTCCTGTAGTAAAAGAAGTTGTAAAAGTAAAATGGTATATGAAAATAATTAATAAACTTAAACACCAACCGGATACCCAAAACGGCCCGGTAAAATAAACGCTGGATACTCGAAAGAACCCGGCAAGGAAGTAAAAGATGGCTGAATTAGAAAAAACAGCGGCAAAAGAAGCAGAGGGTAAGAAAATTATTGATTCTATTTTGGACGATAATGGATTGCCAGACGCAGTAAAAAACAATTTAAGGGATGCTGTTAAATCAGATGCAGAGACTTTTGGTAAAAAAGAGCCTGCGCCTAAAGTTATTCCTGAACCTGTTCCTGCGATTGTTGAAAATGCCGAGACTGTCGATACTCTTAAAGTTAAAGAACCGACGGAAGTAGTGGAAGAAGTTGTTGATAAAAAGTTGGAAGTTAAACCGGTAGTTGAAACGGCTGAGGAAGTAATTCCTGAAACTCCATCTAATTATGAACAAATGTATTTGTCATTGAAAGGTAAATACGACGCGGAAATTCCTCGTTTAATAAAAATAGCTAAGTCGAAAGATGATGTTATTGATTTTTACAAGGATGCTAATAAAATACTACAAGGGAAGCTTGATGCTCCTCCTGTTAATATCCCTGTCGAAGATTATACCCTTACTGATGAGACTAAGCAGAAATTCGCGGATATGGGTTTTGATGGAGAAGATTTAGGATTGCTTCAATCAACTATTGATGATGCTACCCGTCCTCTTCGTGAACAACTCGCAGTTAAAGCAAAAGTTGTTGTGAATACTGGATTACAGGCATTTGATAGCTTATTAGTTTCTGATGGCTATATTGATTCTGTTTCCATGAAAAAACAACCTCAATATGATTTTTCAATGCAACATTACGAAGATCGTGGCTTTACTCCGCAGGAAATTCTTGATTCGGCTATTAGTAAAAATGACAATAATGCGGCGGCAGACCTATTAAGGGATGTCCAGATGCAAATGGTTGAAGATGGTCGTTGGAAAGGAAAACACCCAATGGATAATCCTGAACCTGAGCCTGCTGCAGAGGCTCCGATTATTACGGCAACTCCTGCGCCAAAAGCTGTTTTTCCACACAGTGTTAATACTCCTAGTGCTCCTATAGTTAAGGACGAGCCATTCGCAGTTGATTACATCGAAAAACTTTCTATGCAGCTTCAAAAAGGTAAAATTACCGAGGAAGTGTATGAGAAAGAAAAAACCAAATATCTTAACCAGTTAATGAACCAATAAAATCTGGTTAATACAATAGAAAGAGGTCAATTATGGCTTTAAATTCAACAGCATTTATACCACAAGTGTGGTCGTCTCTGATGGTCGCGGCTTTGTACGCTTCTACAACTCTCTCAATGATTGCTAATACCAATTACGAGGGCGAAATAAAAGAACAAGGTAACGTTGTCAAAGTTCGTATCACCCCGCATATCACTATTCGCGACTATACTCCTGGTGTAGATCTCGAAATTGATGAACCAACAAAAGCATTGATCGATCTGGACATCGACAAAGCTAAATATTTTAACTTTCCTGCGGAATACGTAGAAGTTAAACAGTCAGACATCCCATTCGTAGCGAAGTTTGCTGAATCGGCTGGTAAAGACATGAAAATTGCCATCGAACAGGGTGTTTATGCAGACATCTATTCTGATGCGCCTGCCGCTAACTCCGGTACTGGTGCCGGTCTTATCAGTGGTAATCTTGATTTGGGTACTGCTGCAGCTCCGGTTTCAATTACGGCGCTGAACATTGTCCAAAGTATTACTGACTTACAACTTGTTCTTGATGAACAGAACGTTCCTGTAGAAGATCGCTGGTTGATTCTTCCATCATGGGCTCATTCTATTCTGATTCCGAATGATGCGTTTGCCGCTAATACTTCTGGTGATGATAAAAGTGCTTTGCGTAAAGGTAAAGTTGGTGACTTTTCTGGATTTAGCATTTATAAAAGTAATAACCTGCGTACAGTTGCAACTCTCGCGAGTGGTGATGATGCTACACAGACAAATGTTATTTTCGGTCACAAGGATAGCCTAACATTCGCAACGCAGCTTTTGATTAACAGCGAAAAAGTAACCTCTGAGCATCAATTCACGGATTATTACCGTGGACTGCATGTGTACGGGTACTTGGTTTGTCAACCGGAATCTTTTGGTGCCGCAGTTTGGACTAGAGGATAAGAGTTAAATCCGTTCTTACTCCGTGTTAGATAGCGCGGAGTAAGTTTTACTCATAAATTAACAAAGGTAATTATTATGAATGCAAAAAAAGCAAAAACCAACGACAATCAAAGATTTCTACAACATCGCGTAACCAAGTGTATATTTCCATATACTGATATAGAAGCAAAAAATCCAAAATTTATAGTGTGTACTAAAAACGGCATTGCTATTGGCAGTGGCATCGAGGCTGGCGATATGAATAAAAGTATCGAAGCCCTTGAACAGACTATTATCCAAAAGGATAGAGAAATTTCTAATCTTAGTGTTTACGTTATGGAACTCGAAGCAAAGGTTATGTCCGGTCG